GTCTAGTGCTCTCTATTTGAGCATCTGTATAAGACTGCCAATAGATATGCCCTTTGTACTTTTTATCTAAGATAGTTACCTCAGTATAATCTACTTTACCACCTACATAGTTATAGTAGTATCCGTTCCTTTTGGTCAATGGTCCATAGTTGCATATCTCTATACCTATAGATATCTTATCTAGGCTCTTATATGATACTCCTGCTTCAGTAAATACTTCCTGCTTTAAGCCCAGGTGATAAGCCCAATTTTTAGAGCTGAAGCATTGCACTATAGTGCCTCTATTACCAATGATAAAAGCAGTTGCTACCTTGCCTACTTGTTTGTTAAAGTATCTAGCTACAGCTACAGCATCAGGGCCACCTGCAGTATGGTGCAAATAGATTTGTTTTTTATCAGTAATCTCATCAACAAATTGATCCTTAGATAGTCGGCTCTGAACTATCTTTGTTATATCTAACTCCATCTATGTCTTTTTTAATTTCTTTAGATCTTTGTAGTAAATTCTTAAAAGCTGACCATATATCTATGCCTTTAACAGCCTTGTAATTTTCTGAGATTGATATAACTTCTATGCTTACTAGCACTAGGGATAGTATCTTAGTTAGCATTAAAGGTACACTAAAAAATGTTAAAATAATATCATTAAGGATATAGTAATCTATCAGGTAGAAACCAATAACAGCCACCTCATATAAAAATAACTTAGATACTATAGCTGATAGTTTGCGTGATGTAATGGGTAGCCCTAACTTCTTAGACTTCCATATACCTGTTAGCGTATCCACAAAAATAGCAAACCCAATTAAAAATAAAATACCTGAGATAGGCAAAAAGAAAGATCCTACCACTGCGAAAAGTTGAATGATGTATTTTTGAATTGATGATATAAGAATAGCTAACTGTATTTTCATTAGAGTATTAAGATAGAATTGTTATATCCATTTTCTCTAAACGTGCCACAGGTGCCTATGCAAGTTGTTTGCCATTGGTTAATGCAGCTGCAGTTGTTGAACATAGGCCTGAGATCAGTATCCTGGTTAGTGGTAGAGATAAACTGAGGAAATAGATTTCTATTAACTAGCAACCATCTGATAAGTCTCTGCTCAAAGAATGATGCCTTTTGTGCGTAGTGCTCCATACCGAAGGCTACCTCATTTCTAGATACACTAGCAGAGTAATCTCCGTTTTGAGTTTGCAAACCTTTGTTTTTAAGTTGATAAGTCAAACCAAAAACAGCATCTTCAGCAGATCTCCAAGCTATTACAGGTTGAATAAACTCAACCAAATCTACCTCATCAGGATTAAGTGTCTGAGTGTTATATGCATTTAACATATAGTTATAAAAAGTAGTGCCTAAAATTGGCTGTACTCTAAGAGCTGCCTGAGTAGCTATGTATGGTGTTACATCAGTTACATCTACGTTAGCTGTAATAGGAGTATTAACTTTAAGATAAGTTTCAGTTATGAAATATAGCATTATACAGTTGTTTTAGTAAGTGGGGGTAAATCAGCTAGAGCTCTTATCTCATCAGGTGTCATATTATCTAATATCTTTTGAGCAACAGTAGGATGCATAGCACTGATTAAATTGTTTATTCTAGAAGCATCACCTTCAAGTTCTACGATTGACTCATCTATGACCTGAAAATTATTAATAGTAAACTCAGCAGGTATCTTAGAGATAGTTAATAACTCATTAAAGATATGCTGAACACATGATCTAAGCTCCATCACTACATTCTTTTCAAATATCACATAAGCCTGCTTAATATCTGCACCACCACCTAAGCTACCTGTAGTACGCACCCCCATTAATATAGGATCTATAGTGTGTGCAAAGCATATCTGCTCAGTGTTTAGCTGTGAAGCTTCCTGAAAGAGTTTATCATTGCCATTGATAGGAATAGACTCAATCTTAGGTAACTGCTCTGCTGAGTTCGCAAAAAAGGCAACACTGCGTCCTGCATTGGCCGCTCCTTTCATTCGATCCAGTGTGTCTTTAATCATATGCTTCTCCTCTTCACTTTGTGGTCTCTTAGGGAACATCATAGCAAAGGATGGAAATACTGAGTTTTGGATATTAGACTTAGCAAAGTACGAAAGCTCTCCACTCAAAAATGCAAAATTTAGACAGGAGGTGTACTGGGGTAGAGAATAGTGATCTTGACCTATAGACTTAATCTCATAGCAGTATAGTTGCTCATAGTCTGAGTTAGCTATGTGGTATGGCTTTATCTCTTGTATGCCTATTCTACGTGACCAGTCATCACAAATAAAATACATTTTCTTATCTGCACTTACTCTTACTTTCTCAGGGGATACATTCTCTATCCTAGTAATCTTTTTACCTGATCCATAACATATCTTAAAGTATACTCTATTGTGTATAATTAACTGCTTAGTGACAGCCTTAACAATATGCTTAAGATTAATTTTACGTTCAAAAGTATACAGCTCTAATTTCTCTACAGTTGTAAGCAAATCAGTTTTAAGAGCAAAACCACCACCTATGACTGCATTAGTCTTAAAGTCCACTATAGCACCATGAAGGGGTGAGCTGTAGTACATTTGATTAAGCATCTCAGGATACAAGTTCTCAGCTCCGAAATTTATCCACATATTAGCAGAGTACCTGCCATCTACATAAGGGAGTGTTAGGTTACCTGGTCCTACAGGCATAAATGGGGTGCTAAAGGATTGGTATCCTTCTACCACTTCAGGGCCTTTGCTAGCTGTCTTAAATAAGTTGTTATACCATGCCATAATTAATCGTATATTGAGGTGCCTACTGGCCCACTTACCACCATTCTACCCTCTTCTATTACTACACCTGTTGTTTGTGCAATAGTTAAAGGTAGTACGTATGGGGTTGAGCTTTGATAAATCTGATAAATAAACTGCCCTTGTAATAATGTAATATCTACAGGCTCATCTAAGATAAAAAGATTGTATCTTTCAGGATAGGAGCTAGTGTCAGCAGTAGTAAATAACTGAGTGCTTGAAGTAGTATTCATTTCATTAGTGAAAGCAAATAGATAGTGAGGGGTGGGTACAGTTGTTACCTCCGTTAAGGTAAGTACTACCTGATTAACCACACCTTGTTCAATGTATATCATACCTATATTAGATGATGTTAGCCAAATGTTTAGAAATAAAAAAAGCCCCACAATATGCAGGGCTAATTTTCTTAGGAGTTTACCTTAAACTAAACCTAAAGCAGTGTAAGCAGCAGAGCCACCTGTAAGGATAACCTCTAGGGCCAAGCTTTCATTCTCAGCTACTAAAGTAACTGTATATTTAGAGCCATCTGCACGAGCTGTACCTGATCCTTCACCCGTTGCAGTCATCTGCAAGTATGGGAAGTACCAATATTTACCATTAGCATCTAATACTACACCTGCAAGGTATTGCTGGCCTGATGCAAGTATCTTAAGAGCATTAGACTTAGCAGCTTCACGCCTGTGAAATACTAGGTTAATAGTTTGAGTTACAAAAGTAGAGCCATTGATAAGATCAGCAGCTTGCTCTTCTGTATAGTTTGATGTGTTTCTGCGAATAAAGTAGCTATCAAATGTTGTTAAAAGTGGATTAACAGTAATAGCTGTAACTTCGTATGCAGGATAAGTAGTGTTAGATGTAACAACATCTATATTATCTTGAGGGATAAACCATACTTGGTAAATTCCCCCTGAATTATTGTCGCAAGATTTTTGGATCGACTCCAATGAAAGACATGGCATATTTTTAAGTTTTATATAAAGGGGCCGAAGCCCCTCTATGAATTAATATTAAGATCCGAAAACGATATCTGTAGGGTTAACATAGTTAAATCCTACTTTCATGTTAGCACGAGTTCTCAAGTAAGGCTCAGCAACAGTATCAGACAAGTTCACTGCACGTAGATCAGATGGATCAGACTCAGCATCAAACAAATAGATAAGATTATCTTTCAATGTAATTACCAAATGGTCATTACTCATACCTGGACAAAGTACAATTTTAACACCTAAGTAAGTTAAGTTAAGATCCTGAGTGATGTATGCATTAGTGTTACCACTAGCTACTCCTAATCGGTAGATGTTTACTAATTGTGTTGGTAAGTAGATACGTAGATCAGCAGTTCTAGAAGCTATAGTTGCAGGAACCAAAGCAAAAGCAGCTTGTAAATTAGCTAGCATTTGTGCAAAAGTAGGGTTTGGTGTCATAGCAGTGTAAGGAATAACAGCGATATCTCCTGCAAGTTGTACCTCGTAACCGTCACATAAAGCAAGAGCAGGGGTTAATGAACCTGTATCACCTTGCCATCTTAATGTCTCAATAGATCCATTGATAGAGTTAGCCATCTCACTCCAGTAGAAGTTCATAAAGTTAGCTACAGTGAAATCACCATTTGAACCTTGAGCCATTTGTAAAGATACAAAAGACTGCTCTAATTCAAACTGACAAATCTGAGCCATTGCAGATAGAGCACATACACTCATAATCTTTGCAGATAAAGTATCTGTAGGTGCAGTGAAAGCACAGTTAGAAGGCTGTAAAATGTCACCAAAAGTAACAGCTCCTAGAGCTACTTCAAATTTCACTGATGGTAAAGTACGAAAGTTATCTACGATATCAGATGATCCTAAATAAGCCTGTGCATAGAATGCCTCAGCGTTAGGTGTTAGGGTTGCATTAGCCCCATTGTTTAAGTCAAATCTTAATTTTCTCATTTTGTTGTTATTTGTTATTGTTAAATTTAATTACGTTACTTAGTCTTTGTTGTACGCTTAAAGCTACAACCTCTTCTACCACATCCTCTTCACTATCAACAGCCATAGCATCTTCTAATTGTGCTTTAAGGTCTGCTATCATAGCTACTAAATTATTTACTTCTGCATCTAGGGCAGGCTTAACTATTGCTAGTATTGCCTCAGCATCTAGTACAGGATCTACAGCCATAGTCTCTTCTACTACTTCCTCCTCTTCTACTACTGTATCTTCTAGGGCTACCTCTTCTGAGGCCTCCACTAGTTCAACATCACGTATCTCAGTAATCTCACCGTCTGTTACAACATAGATTTTACCTTCGATAGTGTGCTCTCCATCGGGTAATTTGTTCATATTTATATCTGTTTTTAATTGTGTTACCTCTTTTAATTTCATGCCTAAGTATCCCTCAATGCTGAAGCCTACCTGGTCATTGTCTACTAAATGGTTATAGTACTCAACATCAGTTACCTGAGCTGTTACCATTAGTGTACCTTCAGGTACCTCTATACCGAATGAAGAGTATGCCTTATCTTTGAGAGGGCTATCTACAATCCAGGCTTCCAAAATATATGCTGGCACTGTCTCAGTGGTATCATGTTCTAAATTGAACAGATCCTTATTAGACATATCCTTCATAAACTTAGAATGAATTTTCTCTATCTCTTCTTTGCTGAATGATACATAGTACTCTTTCCCATCCTCATCATCTTTGCGATAGATCTCCATAGGTATGAGGGCAGGTGCCACAATACGATACTTCACATTATCTTTGAATATCATTTGCTTAACCTGAGAATTGAAAGCCATCCCCATAACTTTGATAGCAGGAGTAGATGTAAAAGCAATTTGTTCAATGCCTAAGTCCTCCCCATTTTCAGAGTATTCAGGATCAATAGTAATTTTGTAAATAGGTAAATTATCTTTAGCCATACCTATATTATATTATTTGTATATTTGTTCTAAAATTAAAAACTATGATAACTATTTTAGGCAGGGATATCCCTAACCACCTTGACGAGCTGACAGTAGAGCAGTTTGAAGTAATTACTGAATTAAGTAACAATAAAGAGCTAGATGCAGTAGATAAGCACCTGCAGATCTTTGCTAGCTTAGGCATCCCTGAGAGTGAATTTCATGATGTAGACGTGGCTGATTTCATTGAGTACACTAACCAGTTTAACACTATCCCTGAGGTAGACTACCCTACCATTTCTCAAATAGAGTTAGCAGGATACAGCTACACAGCTGAGTTAAAGATGACAGTTAGAGATACTAAGCTTATTGAAAAAATAGCAATTAATAAACCTAAAGGATATATTAGTGATGTGCTAGCAGTTTTCTTTAAGAGGGATGACCTTACACCTGCTGAGCACTATGCAGAAGCTCACTTAAAACTTAAGGCTAAATTGATTAAAGAGCTTAAGGCTAATGTAGCTATTCCTTACTTACTATTCATTACCAATAAACTAATCAAGCAAGTAGATGTACCTACCCAAGAAGTGGAGTAATATATCACTTGAGCAGTTTATTGAAATTTCTGAGATAGACAAAGAACAGGGAGCCAATGGTTACAATAGTGACCTATTGGCCATTGTTACTGACATGAGTTATGATGAGGTAGATGAGCTAGATATAGATGAGATGGTGCAAATGGTAGCTGATATGAAGTGGGCCAATACTCAACCATCTAAACAATATAAGCATGAGCTCCTAGGCATGAAGATTAAGCCATTGTCTAAGCTGTGCCTCTTTGAATATATTGACCTGGACTATTACTTCAACGATAACTACCACACTAACTTAGATAAGATATGTGCTATTCTTTACAGGCAATCTAAGGTCAATGAATGGGGTGAGGTAGTACTGGAGACCTATGATTATGATATCAATGTAAGAGCTGAGAAGTTTCTAGATCTACCAATCACTGATGTCTATGGTATAGTGGCTGAGTTTCTTAAGTTTAGGGAGAATTTTCTAGATGTGTATAAGAATTTATTTGGTGAAGCTGAGGAAGAGCTAACAGCAGAAGATAAGGCAGCCATGGAGCCTGAAGAGATTAAAGAGGTAGAGGCTGAGGTAAAGAATAACAAGTGGAGTTGGGAGCGTATGATATACGGTCTTACTGATGGGGATATAACTAAGAGTGAAGCTGTAGGTGCTTTACCACTTACTTATGTGTTCAATATGCTAGGTATGAAAAAAGAATTAGACATCTAGAGGAAAACCAGGTACAAAATTAGCAGGAGGATCTAATGCTTCAAATGTGTATACTAGTTTTTGATTTTTTTCTAATACCTCAATGGCCTCTACTAATGGATATCTTTTAGTAAGCCATTCAGTATATTGAGAATAAATTTCAGCAGTAATACCTTCATTAGCTAGCTCCTCAGTAAATTGTGCTACGTAATCTCTAGGAGTAATTACTCCACCATTCCACAAGAAAGCACCATTATTCAAAAAGATAAAATAATACATAGCTACTATTTGTATCTCTAGTTTTTCAAAGCCTGTAATTCTAGCGTTGATCCTAATACTTTCTACTAGAGTACCTTCACCATCTACTATATCATTCCTTAATATTCTCTTAAGTATGTTAGCCATTCTCCTACGTGTAGGATAGAGCACATTAAAATCACCTGTATTAGCGTATGCCATTTATGCATTAATTAGCACCTCATAACCTAATTGCTCAAAACCTAGCTTCGCATACTTCTCAGCAGTCTCCAAAGATTGTATTTCACCTGGCTCTAATGTAGCTACTATATTACCTGCTTGTATATCAGTATACAATAACATTCCCTCCTGATAAGTTTCTTTGCTTACATAAGTAGCTGTAGCTATTTCTAAAGTAAGGCCATTAGCTCTTGCTGCAAATTCCAATCTTCCATAAACACTTTCTAGTGTAAATTCAGTACCTGCAATTTTGATACTTTTTTCTTCTGTTGATTTAATTGTTAAGCTCATAATTTATTTGTTTTTGTTTAATTGTTTATTGTAAAAGTCCTTGATTCCTTAATGCCCTTACTACTTTTTCTAATGTATATCCGTCGAAAGTGTCATCGTGTTTAACAACTCCGCCCGAACCACTAACTACGGTTGCTGATGTTACTGCCGTTGTTTCTTGGTATATTTTAACAACTGCTCCATTCTCAGTTCTAAAATGTGGAGCGGCGTTTCCTGCTGTTATGTCTGCTGAATAGTACCAATGTCTATCTGCGTAAGTTAATGTAGGAGCAACGCCGTTAGACATCCATACGCAATTACTTGCTCCTCCTGTGGCTACCAAAGCACCAATTTGTAATGTTCCCGCATAAATATAAAAAGGGGTAGAGCCTCCAGAGCCAGAAACGGCCTGTGTTGTAAAAGTAATATTACCCGCTATTTCAAAACCACCAGTGGGATTATATATTCTATTTTGTCCTGAATTATTCATTTCAATAAAATTACCTCCACTTTTTGCCATAAACAATCTACCATCAGAAATATAAGAAAAAGCATTAGTTGTAACACCACCACCATCATTTATGGAATATTTACCATCACCTTGCACAGAGAATAAATCAGCACTATTTGAACTATTCCTAACTCTTAAAGCTATATCAGTAGATAGAGCTCCTGCTGCTTTAATATCAACTATTGCTGATGGGTCTATTTTATTAAATCCTGAGAAGCCTCTTTGAGTTACTAATGCATAATTATTTGTACCTCCATATGCGTCAAAATAACCAGCATAATTTGTTGTGCCATTGTACGCAAAAAATCTACCACCATAATTAGTAGAACCAACACCAGATGTATCGGACTGTGCTCTAATTCCATAAGAAGTATTTGCTCCACTTAATGCTCTGCCAAGACAATCAATAGCGTAAAGTGTTCCACTTGTTATGTTTGACTGAGCATAAATACCAGTATTACCAGTAATGTATGCTCCCAAAGTAGTTCCTGTTACTGATAGTTTTGTATTCGGATTTGTATAAGTGCCAACAGTAAAAGCCCCATCACCTTGAATGGTTACAATATTTGCAGTATTCGCACTATTTCTAACCCTAAATGCCAAATCAGTAGCTAAAGTTCCCGCTGACCGTACATCCAAAACAGTGTTTACATCGGGTGTTGCACCTATACCTAATTTTTTATTCGTGTTATCCCAAAATAATTTTGCGTCTTCTTGTAATACATTGCCTGTTCCTTCAAACAATACTCTTCCTACTGTTCCTGAAGCAATAGGCGTTGTACCTACTGTTAAGCCTGTAGATATGACTATATCACCACTACCTAGCAAAGATGTGGAGTTAATTGTCTTAATATTAGTTCCACTAAATAAAGTAGGCTGTAACCCACTAACAACATTAGCACCTGTCAAAGATTTTGTATCATAAGTTACACCGTTGAAAACGGATACTTCTAGTAAATCAGTACCTGCTAATGCACTGCCTTTGGGGGTTAATTGACTTATTTTTTTATTTGCCATTATCTATATTTTTATATTATTTCCGTTACTCTTTCAGCTATACCATCTTCAGTATATCTACTATCTGATGCTTCAGTTATTCTATCATCACTAAACACAGGCCCTGCTGATACTGCTAACCATTCCTCTATCCAGTTGTTACTAGTGCTAGGACCACCTAACTCTATTACTATATCCTGTATGTAATTATTAGATAAAGCAGGATCACCTCCTACAGCTGTTAAAATATCTCCCATTAAATTGTTAGAGATGGTTGTATTCACACCGTAGTAATCAGCTATACCAATTAGCAGGCTGCTATCATCATAACCTACCACTCCTAAATTATCTGCTATATCTTTTAGTACATTGTTTGCCATACCTATATTATATTGAACTTGAATTTTGTTTATATTGGAACAGCACAATCAGTCCAATCATTGACAGTAAGAGTAATAGTCATCTGATACCCTGCAGCATAATCTAGCAAGTCATTGTTGAGGGGTGTAAAGGTAGGCACTCCTACCACATCAAAGCTATAGTCAGTACTATCATTGAAATACACATTAAGGTCACTAAGGATCTGTTGAGTGTCACTTAAAATAGTGATGATGTTAGCTCTATCTTTTTGTATGATATCATAACAATAAATATCAAAGGTAAACTCAGTAGTGTTCTCAGTAGGTATAACTCCACTAGGCACGATATACACCAGGGGATACTTCTCATTCTGAGTAGCAAAGTTATACAGTTGTTCTTTAAAATCAGTACCCACTTTGAACACTTGCTTATGGGCTGTGTAGAATGCTATTATTTTGTTGGTTATTGCTTGTAAGGAATTCATAGCTCTGAGTTTTTATTTATCATGTTTATTTTTTTCTGCACATTGGTGATCTGAGTTTCACTAACTACAGCTGTTACCATCATATTACCACCACCACTTGAAGTAGGACCTCCTGCATTCATAGTATTAGCATTGTTAGATGAGCCAAATAGCTGAGCTGCTTGAGGTATCATAGTGGCTGTATTGCTACCACCTCCTCCAGTGTCTCCACCTCCAGTGTCACCTCCTCCTGTTGGTAATGCAGCACCTGATGATGATAATAACTGCTTAGCCTTAGCTATGTTTGTAGCTATCTGTATGATACCTGAAGCGAACTGAGCTATACCTGCACCTCCACCTGTTACAGCATTTAATGCATTAGCCTGAGACATCTTTACTAATGAGGATATAGCTAAGGCAGTATCTATTCCTATCTGCACTAAAGCAGAAGCTTTGTTAAACTGAGCTAGTTTTTTTTCATTTTTAATAAGTAAACCACCTATTTCAGTAACTCCCTTAGTAACATCCATAGCAAAAGTTAGCTTAGCATCTCTTACCTTAGCAGCTGTTTCTATTTCGGCAAGGGCAGCATTGTTAGCTACATCTGCAATATCTTTATCGTGCTTATTCTTTAACGCTAGCAATGTCTCAGCATTACCATTAGCAAGCTCTTGCTCTTTTAGATACTGAGCTTCAATGGCTGCTATCTTTTTCTCATCATCAGTAAGGCCTAATTCATTTAAGGTAGTAAGCAAAGCCTGCTGATCTGCTATTTTCTTATCTGATCTAGCCTTAGTAGCAGCAGCATCAGCTATTTGTAATTGCTCCTGAACCTCAGCAAATTGTGCAGAGTCTACTCCATACTTTTCTTTAGCTGCATTAACCGATGCCTGATAAGCTACTTTTTGCTGTGCTGCTATCTTAGCCTCACCCTCAACCATGTTAGCTATCTTTAAGGCATTAAGTGCTTGATAAGCTTCGTTTTCTTTTTTCTTTTTATTCTCATCAATTTTAGCCTGCTCATTAGCTTCTGCTAAATCAAATGCTGCTTTTAATGTTGCCTTTTCAGTAGCATTCTTAGTAGCATCTTTAAGCAAGTCAGCACGTAACCTGTCATATTTTTCAGTAAGTACCTCTTGTTCTCTTTTAGCATCATCTTTTATAGCAGCTATTCTTAGATCTTCAATTTGTCTTTCAGCAGCTAACCTATTTGCATCGAATTCTTTTTGATCTGCTATCCTCTTATCATTAATAGCTTTCCAAACAGCCCTAGCATTATCTGCTACCTTCTTTGCATTATCTGCTACCTTCTTTTCATTGGCAGCAAACATCTCTTCTCTTGCATCATCTCCACTTGCTATGATGTCATTCTCTTCTTTAATCTTATCCCTTAACTTCTGCTTTTCCTCTTCGGCATATGTACCTACCATATGGGCCATTGATGCTAATGATGCCTGAGCATTTGCTAATCTAATTTCTGCTTCTGCAGATTGTTCTTTAGATTTTTTTACCTCAAGCATAGATGTATCTTTACCTGCTATCCTTGCCATAGCTATCTCATGGTCATAGTACTTGCCTATCTTTTCAGTTCTTATCTTACTGGCCTCTGTGCTTTTCTCAGCAGCTGCCTGTACTCTATTAGCATTCTCATCAGCAGCATAAGAGGTCAGCCCCATCATATCGGTTAATGCCTTAAA